CTCCGTTTTCTTCAAATTTATTAATAGTATCTATAACCAATTTCATATTTGGTTCTATATATTTATCAGCAAAACAACCTGCTACAGTTCTACAAGTATCATTGCCATCCGTTCTAGTCTTAAATCTATAATGGACATCATTATCTCCATCTGGAATATATCTTTCTGAATATATAATATAAGAGAACAATCCATCAAGATTAATAGCATTAGTCAACATTTTACCTGTTGTCCATAATCTATATTCAGGATCAACTTCTGTACCCACATTTTCAATATGAGAAATGAAAACTACAGTGAGGTCATCTCTAAGATCTTGACAAGTTTGTATTAAATCATAATAATTTTTTGCTAAAACAGTAAACTTTTCATAACCTTTAGTCAAAGCATTCTGAAAAGTCTCATTGGAGAGCAGATAATTGCAATCATCCAAACAAATAACCTTTATTTCAGGTCTTGTTTTTGATACAGCCTTCATTATCTTTTCTATTTGAGCATAATTATTACTAACCAGCCAATTTCCTTTAAGTTTTCCCTCTTCTACAGTAACTTTTGGATATTTCTTTCTAAAACCCGGTATCTGAAGTTGTTTGTTGGTACAACTAATAATAAAAGTTTCCTCTGGATTAAGATATTTAAGAGAAGTACTCTTACCACTATTACTTAATCCTGCCAAACTAATCACATTAGACATTAAATCATCAATTTAAATTCATTCTTTGAAGTATCTTTTTCATCTTCTAATATATAATCTGGAGTTAAATATTTACTATAATCATAAATCTCATTAGGAAGAGGTAATTCATGGAATATTCCACTTTTTCCAAAGAAATTGACTGCTATCTCTACATCAGATTCACCATATCGAGATTTAAGGACACTGATAATTCTAAACTTATCTCCGAGTTGTTTTATATCATAACCTCTATAAGTATTCAACTTATCTCTATGAGGATTATATATTGCTATTACAACCTCTGAGTCTTGAACTGGTCCACCACTATCTTTCGTATCATTGATGGTAAATCCAGTTCTTCCAGCCTTAAATCTTTCAATTCCTCCCTGATCTCTATTAGCTTGTTGAACTACTACTGGGGATATCCCACACATATTTCTTAAAGTTAATAGATATTGAGAAACCAAATCAATTTCTTGTTTTAGAGTATGTCCTTCACTTGGCCTACATAATCCTATATGATCAACTATAACAGTGAATATCATTGTCGGATCATTTGGAGTATATATTTTTCTATGTTCGGATTCTGAAAATGTTCCAAGTTTTTCTAATTCTTTCATTAAAAGAGTATATAAAACTTTTGCATTTAAATTCTTATCATAGATAATAACATTCTTTTCCATTTTTCTGAGCCAAGGCATACACTCTTGAACTATTTTATATAAATCATCAGACAATACAGAACCTTTCGTTCTAGAAAGTAACTCCTTAACAGAAACTTCTATTTTGTAATGTTCAAATATATACATAGTCAAGAGTTTAGCAAACACCATATCGGGATTCATTTCCAATGAACCTAACCAAACTTTATATTTCCCATCATCGAGATGTTCCTGAAGCGGCTTATATATGTAACTAAATAATACTTCGGTACTCTTTCCAGAACCTGAATTACTAAAAACTACAGTATAAGTTTGCCTAGTCACACCATCTATAATGGATTCAAGTTTAGGTAGTCCCATTGAAAAACCATGATTTTTACCTTCTCTACCTAATTTAATTTCGTTTAATAATGATTCGGCAATCATGTACGGCGTACATAATTCATTTCTCCGAAATCATCTTGATCATAGAATTTTATATAAAACTTATCACCCAATACACAAACATTATAAGCCGAATTAGGACTTACAATAGCGTCTTCTCCAAATTGAGAAACTATTTCTTTATATAAATCAGTAATTGTCATATAACTTTTGCTTTGTCTAGATTTACTATTGTATAAGTACCTTGAAGAGAATCTAGTAAATCTTGAAAAATATTATCATTTTCCATTAACTTTATAAGCAGCTCTTTTTCATCTTTAGCTTCCGTTATAAAATTCTCTGATATACCTTCAATTAAATATTTCATTCTTTTACTAAAATAAATTTAACATTTAACATACTAAAGAAGTCTTCAGCTTCTTCTTCATCACTAAAATACATAACAATTTGATCATCTCCTAATCGTTCTACTAAATCTTCGGTTAAAAGATTATCATAATATTTACTATACTGTTCATCCCATCCTGTGGTATCATATCCAAATACTTCTGATGGAAGATTTGTACTAAAGATACAAA